AGCATTGCCGCAGGCATCTTCTTTGTGGCGATCGGCTACGCCTACCTCACCTACAACGTGGTGGATATCAAGGCTGTCCAGACTGATGCGCTAACCAAGACTGCAGCGGCCATCAAAGAGCAGGACGAGAAGCGCAACACGCTCGGCAAGCAGTTCCTCGACAGCAACGAGAAGATCGCGGCTGCTGTGACCACGCTCGCCACGCAGATGGCGGTACAGCAGGAACGGCAGAAGTCGACCGACGAGAAGCTGGAGAAGGTTTTGACCCAGATCAGTTCTACTCTATCGCCACAGTCAGTCGGGCCTCGCCGATAAGTGCAATACCCCAGTTCGACGTCCATTGGTCTGGCGCTCATCGTGATGGGGTTTGTCCTGCTCGCGTGGTCGTTCCGGTGACCTTCACACGCCGCATTGACATTTTGACGCAAGACGTTGAAAATGCAGTCTTCCGACTGGTGGCCGTAAGTCACCGCACCGCGTTGCTCCCGTAAGGAGCCCCACGACTGGCGGCCGTAAGCCCGCTGCAGGAGGAGTGAAATGGCAGGCGAGGAAGACGATCTCCCGATTGAAGAAGGAACACCGAATGAAGGGCTCGAAACCGAAGCGGATGCCGCAGATACCGATAGCGAAAACCCAGAAGATGGGGTCGATATTGAAGGGGCCGCCGAAGGTGACGGGGCGAGTGCTGGCGAAGGTCAGCAAGTAGACGGCGAACCGGCGCGACGCCAACCTTCACGCGGCGAAGTCCGGTTCCAGAAGCTCTCGCAGACCGCCAAGGAGGCGACCGAGCGAGCGACACGCGCCGAGAACGCAGCACGCGAATTGCAGGAGCGGATCGCTCGACTTGAGCGGCCCGCGCAGGCGGCACCACAGGGGCCAACTCCAGAGCAGATCGCTCTGATGACCCCAGACGAGCTTATCAACTACCGGCTCGGTGAGTCGGACAAGCGGTTCCAGCAGACGATAGGGCAGATCCGGTGGGAGACCTACGAGGCGAAAGACATATCTGCCTTTGCATCGTTGAAGGCGACCGACCCGCTTGCCGCGAAGTACGCCGATGAAGTCGAGACGCGCCTTCAGCAGATGCGCGCGGCAGGACAGAACGTCGATCGTGAACGTCTTCTGACGTACATTATTGGCGAGAAGGCAAGGGCCGGAAGGAGCGTCGCGAAGCAGCGGCAGCAGGCACAGGGTCAGCAGCGCATCCAGCGCCAGACCGTGCGCCCCGGAGCGGCGAGAAGCGATACCGCGGGCAACCGCGGCAAGGTATCGGAGCAGGAGGCGCGCGATAAGCGCCTGGAGAACATAACTTTCTGAACCTCGCCATGCGGCGTGGTTCGTTCTAGGAGCGAGAAATGGCCACGAACGCAGCCTCTCAGTTTTCTTCGGATATTGAAAACTACATCGCCGACAAGACCCTCCCTCTCGCTCGCCGCACCCTCGTCGCCTACCAGTTTGGCGACCCCGCCACGCTCCCCAAGGGGCGCGGCACGACCTACACGGCGACGCGGTTCAACCGCATCCCGCTGCCGTTCTCGCCCCTGAGCGAAGGCGTCCCGCCGATCGGCGAGACGATGACCATCTCCCAGGTCAGCGCGACCGCCCAGCAATGGGGCGATAAGGTTACGATCACTGACGTAGCCGAGCTCACCATCAAGCATCCGCTGGTGCAGAAGGCGCAGGAGCTGATCGGTCTGCAGATCGGCGAAACGCTGGATCGCAACACCTTCAACAGCATTTTGGCCGGTACGACCCAGATCAACTACGTCAATACCCGCGGCTCGCGGGCATCCCTCGTCGCTGGCGACGTTCTCAACCCCCACGAGATCAACCGCGCAGTCGGCGCCCTGTCGACGATCGGCTCGCCCCGTTACATGGGCGACGAGCAGACCGATATCAAAGTCCAAGCTGACTCCGGCGGCGCCAAGGCGTCCAGCAACCCGCGCCAGATGGCGCACTATCCGTCCATTCTCCATCCGCTGGTCGTGCAGGATCTGCGCGAGAACTCCACCATCGTCACCGCCTGGTCCTACAGCGATATCAATCGGCTCTACAACGCCGAAGTGGGCGAGTGGGGCGGCGTGCGGTTCTGCTCCTCGAACCTCGTGCCGACCTTCCTCGGTGCTACCGCGGTGCAAGGTGTAGCCTCCACGCAAGGCTCGCTGGCAACCGGTAACTATGTCATCCAGGTCACCGGCTCCGACACCCAGAATCAGTACGAGTCGGTTATTAGCGCCGTATCGAACGTGGTGGCGGTCGTCGGTCCGAACGGCTCGATCGACGTCACGCTGCCGAGCACGGCTGGCTTTACGTGGAACGTCTACCTCAGCGGTCTTGGCCTTACGAGCCTGCTCAATCTCGGCCTGACCACTTCCGGTCCGACCATCGGCCCGCAAGCCGGGCAGGCGACGCAGCTCACCGGCGGCACCACCGTTACGATCACCGGCCTAGGCACGGCCCAGACGCCTCCTGCGGTGCCTGGGGTTGGTATCACAGTCTATCCGACCTTCATCTTCGGTCGGGGGAGTTATGCTCAGGTCAGTCTGGACGAGGTGAAGATCACGGCGTTGTTTGGTGCTGACAAGTCAGACCCTCTCAACCAATTACGAGTAGTTGGTTGGAAGGTGTTTTACGGCACTTTGATAAGCAACGCCGCTTTTATGATGAGAATTGAAAGCACTAGCGCCTTCTCCTCATCCTTCGGGTAAGCCTGGAAAGTTTTTCAGGTAGTGTATCGCGGCTACTAAGAGGGTTTCGCTGTGCTTGAGCTGACCAATTCCTGTGTTGCAGCAAGAGCACAGCAACCCTCTTACGGTCGAGGTATCTCCGCAGTGATCGACGTGAAGCCGCGTACTTTTGCCTCCGGCTTCCGTCGTTTGGCATATGGCGCATTTGCCGCCCTGTGCGGCGAACATCGCATCATAAGTTCCGGCAGGAAGACCGAGGCGGCCTTTCAGCGCGGCATCTTTTTTCTTGTTTGGATTTCGACGATCCCAGTCTCGGTTGTACGCCGCATGTCGCTCCGGCTTTGCTTTGTGGTACTGCCGAACTTCTTCGATGTTGCATACCTTGCAGCGTCCTTGAAGCTTGTCGTGGGTCGTTTTATTGGGGTAGAATTCGGTGCGCAGTTTCACTGTCTGACAACGCGGGCAAAACTTGTGGGTCTCGGTGTTCAGCGGGTTTCGGCTCATGTCAACCATCCTTTCTATAGAGATGGTTTAGCAGCTACCGGAGCATAAGTCAATGGCCCTTCTCACGTTAGGATCGAACGCCACCAACACGCTGTCGGCTCTACGCTTTGTTCAGAGCATGAACGCCGCGGACCTGGCAGCGCTCGCCGTCAGGATCCTCGACGATCGCTCCAACGACAGCGGGCAGCTTGCCCAGACCGCGCCCTCTGCCAAGCCGATCTGGCCTGGCGCGTTCAACTCGTCGGGGCAACTCTATGTCCCGAACCGGGGCGTGCTTCAGTGCCTCCCCGGCGATTATGTCGCTGTCGATGCCAATGGCTGGCCGATCCTGTTGTCGGCCAACGCCATCGCTGGCGGCGCTGCTCCTTCCGCTGCAACCTCATGGACGCACACCTGATGGCTTCCTCCCGTCGTATTGATCGCTCCAAAGTCCCGCCCGAGATGCTCGCCAAGGCGCGCGAGCAGGCGCTACTCAAGCAGGCCCGCATCATGGCCGAGCAGGAGCTTGGCATCAGCAGCGAGGACGTCCCGGTGCAAAAGGGGCCGTTGAGCGATGAAGGCGATCTGGAGTCGGTCTATATCAATTTCGCTGACTACATCGACCGCATCACGCTGGATGGCGTGACCTACATGCACGGCCGTACCTACGAACTGCCGAAGGCCAAGGCCGACGTCGTGCGCGAGCAGATGGCGCGGTCGTGGCGGCATCAGGCCGAGATCGAGGGCAAGGACAATCCCACGTTCTACCTCGAGCAACAGCAGCGCAACACCGCCATTCGCCTTTCGCCTAAGAAGGGCACTGCCCGCGTTCAACTTGCTTCCTAGAAGGATCATACATGCCCGACGATACTCCTGCCGGCACTGCACCTGCGCTTGGCTTCTCCATCACCTTCAATATCCACGACCGAAGCCAGATCGTCGCCCAATCATTCGTTCCGTTCGAGGCTACCGACGACGATATCGACAAGGCGCTCGACAAGGTAATGCGGGCGCTGGACCGACAGGCGGCGAAATATCAGGTCAAGGACTTGCGGAAGAAACTGGAGTTTGAGGAGATCGCGCTCAAGAACCAGGTCGAGAAGGTGGCCGACTTCCAGAACGCGGCTGCGGCCGAGCACGCCAGCAGCGGGCGCCGCGGCGAGTTCAAGCTGAACAAGCAGCAAGAGGTCGGCTTGGAGAACCACCGCAAGACGATTGAGGGCATGAAGTACAACGTCGAGCGGTACAGGGTGAATATCGCCGAGCTCGAGGCGATGATAAGGTGAGGCAGGATGGCGCAGACAGCGGCTCAAATCTGTTCGCTCGCGCGCCAGATCGCGAAGTGCCCTAACTACCTGACCCAATCGGGCCAGCTTCTCAATGTCATTCTCGAGGAGCTGGCGCAGGACTACGACTTCGAGGTCGCGCGCAAGACCGCGACCGGCAACTTCAACACCACGACGATCTCCGGTCCCGGCAACCAGTATATCCCAGGCACCGGGCCGAACGCGCTTCCGGCCGACTTTCTGCGCGCGGAACGCAACGAGATCATCTGGTATCTGAACGGCGTGCGCTATGTCCTGATTAACTTCGATCAGGCGCAGTTCGACATGCAGGTGCAGACACCGGGCTTCAGCTCCTACCCGGTGAATTACTACGTCGACATGGCCGATACGCCGGCCTCGCCGCCCAATTTCTACGTGTGGCCGCCGGCCTCGGGACAGTATCCGTGGACATGCCGCTACTTCCCGCAAAAGGCCGATATCGCCACACCGGAGACCAGCGCGGTTTCGCCGTGGTTTCCCAATCAGATGTACCTGATTACGCGGCTGGCCGGCGAGTTGATGCGGATCACCAACGACGACCGGGCATCGCTTTTTCTCGGGGACAACGAGGATCAGGGCGTGATCGGTGCGGGCGCCATCCTTCGCAAATACCTGCGGATGAAGGACAACCCGGAGGACCGGGTGAACACGGTCAAGCTCGATCGTCGCCGGTTCGGCAAGTCGTTCTACAATCTCCCGAACACCAAGCTGGTCGGCTGGTGACCTGTGACACTTAGCCGCACCCAACCCTATCCGTTCTCGCCCGCGGGCGTCTCGGACGCGCTCGACTCGTCGAACGTGATGAAGGGCGCAATGGCGGCGCTGCAGAACCTGATCCCTTATCCGGGCACCAAAAACCTTTGGAGCTGCCGCCCGGCCGCGATCTCGCGAGTGGACTATTCGCTGATCGGCGGTCCGTTCTCGTCGGGCTTCTCCAGCGGCTTTCAGTTCGGCCTGCCGGGCGCGGGCTTCATCTCCTGCATCAAGGTGATCGGCAACGTCGTCTATGGCATGATCGCGTCGTCGGTCTTCGCCGGCCATGACTATCCGTTCGCGTTCAATCTGGTCACCAACACCAATCTGGCCATCACGGGCATCACGGCGGCGAATACGCCAGTCAGCCCGGCGAGCACAGGGGACTGGACGCCGCCGACGATGGACCTGATCGGCGTGCGCCTTGTCGTGACGCATCCGGGGTTCACCGGCGCTGGCAACGTCTTCTTCGGCTATTTCGATATCAGCGACCCGCTCAATCCGGTGTGGCACGGCGCCAATACGGCCGGCGCGGTGGTGCTGACGACGGTGCCTACCGCCGTCAAGCAGTTCGGCCAGCGTGCTTATTTTGCAATCAATCCAGCGACGGGGCAGCCCTCGATCGTGGCAAGCAACGTGCTCGACGCCCTGACCGTGACCAATGCTGGGCAGGTGCTGACCTTCGGCGACAACGAGCAGCTCACCGCGCTTGGCGCATTGCCGCTGGACAACCAGCTCGGCGGCGTCATCCAGGCGCTGATTGTCTTCAAGGGCGTCTCCAACATCTTCCAGGTCACCGGCGACTTTGCGCTGACGGCCGGCTGGTCGATCAACTCGCTCAACGCCGCGACCGGCACGTTGTCGCCGCTCAGCGTGTGCTCGACGCCGCTTGGGCTTGCGTTCATCTCGCCGGAGGGGCTGCGCATCATCGACATGAACGCGCACGTCTCGCCGCCGATCGGCGACTCCGGCAAGGGCGTGACGTCGGCCTTCATCTACGCGCTTGAGCCTTCACGCACCTGCGCCGCGGCCAACGCCAACCTGATCCGCATCTCGGTGAAGAACGGCGGTGTTGCTGGGACGCCGGTGCAGGAGTACTGGTATCACATCAACCGGGAGTGCTGGAGCGGGCCGCACACGTTCCCAGCATCCAGTATCCAGCCGTACCGCAACACGTTCATCGAGGCGGCCTACGGCGTCGATCACTTATTGTTTCAGAGCGATGCAGCGCTCTCGAGCACCAGCACGTTCGTCGAGAACGGCACGCAGATGGCGTTCGCCTGGCAAACCGCGATGCTGCCCGACACCCAGCAGATGTGCGAGAACAACGTGCTGGAGTCGACCATCAACATGGCGCTCGCCGCCAACGTCTCGATGGGCATCTCGGCGCTCGACCAGAACGGCACGGTGCTCAACAGCACGGTCGTTACGCCCACCGGCGCGGCCACCCAATGGGGCAATTTCCAGTGGGGGCAGGCACAGTGGCTGGGCGCCGCAAATGCGCTCTACCCGCAGGAGATACAGTGGTCGGAGCCGCTGGTGTTTCGCCGCCTCGCCTATCTGGTGACGGGGAGTTGCGCCAGCGGCATTTTGATTGGCGATATGTTCCTGCGCTATGAGCAACTGGGCTACCTGCAACAACCGGCGGCATGACATGAAACGACTTCTCGCGGTGCTTCTGTTCTGTCTGCTGCCCTCGCTGGCGCAGGCGGCCACCTGCACGTCGTACCCGTTCACGCTGCAGAACAACACGACCGCGGACGCCACGCAGGTCATGTCCAATTTCAACACGGTGCGCAACTGCGTCGTCAACAACGCGGCTGGCAGCGGCGTCAACTCGGATATCACGTCCATCCTCGGTTTGACGGTTCCGCTCTCGCCTGCCCAAGGGGGCTCGTCGGTCTTCATTGGTGGCACGTCGACCGGCAGCGCCAACGCGCAGGTGGTGGCAGCAACCACGCCTGCCAATTTTTCTTTGACCTCTGGCTACCGGGTTACGTTCACGGTCGGCTTCACCAACAGCGGCGCCACGACGTTGAACATCAACTCGACCGGCGCCACGGTAGTCAATCGCGTCGGTAACGCCGGTCTCGAGGTGCTGACGGGCGGCGAGCTGGTGGCCGGCAACATCGCAGAAGCCATCTACAACGGCTCAGTGCTGGTGCTGCTGACCAGCGACATGAGCGATATCGGGCAGCGCGTCAGCATAGGAGCAGCGGCCACTACCGATCTCGGCACGGTGGCGACTCACAACGCAGCCATTACGGGCTCCGGCGCGACCATCACCTCGTTCGGCTCTACGGCGGTCTCCACCAATCCGATCTATCGCATCTCGTTCGCGGGTGCGAACACGCTGACCCACAACGCAACGTCGTTGATTATCCCTGGTGCTGCCAACATCACGACCGCGCTAAACGATACCGCGGTTGTCGAGTATCTGGGCAGTGGCAACTGGCAAGTCCTGAGCTACACCAGGGCGTCGGGCGCTCCGGTCATCCCGATCCTGCCGGTCCCTGGAGGCTACCGAAACCTGTCGGTGAAGGTTGCGACCAACACGACAGTCGCGGTCGCTGCCGATTTTGTCACGCTCTACGACGGCACCAACACGGTGACCGTCGCGCAGAGCTCGACGGTCGACCTTGGCTCGGCCGGTGGCGTCAACAAGCTCGACACCGGCACGATCGCCATCGACAGTTGGTACGCGATCTGGGTGATCTACAACGGCACGACGGTTGGCGGCTTGGCGTCTCTCAGTGGCACGGCTCCGACAATGCCGGCTGGCTACACCTTCAAGGCGCGCGTGGGCTGGGTCCGCACCATTCATGCCACCGCGACGCTTTACGGCACTTGGCAGTTTAACCGCTCTGCCCAGTACGTGGTGGGCCTCGCCCAGACCAGCCTGATCCCCAATGTCGCCAACGGCGTGGCGGGCACGTTCTCGCAGACGTCGCCCACGCTCACGACCATCTCGCTCTCCAGCGTGGTGCCCACCACGGCCTCCAAAGTGAGCTTGTTCGTCTCCAACGGCTGGGCGACCGGGGGCACCGCGAACGTGCTGGTGGCGCCGAACACGTCCTACGGCGGGGCCAACAGGGGGCCGCTAGGCTCGGCCGGTAACGCCTATCCCTTGTACCTCAACAACAACGTCTCGGTGGTGCAGAACGCGACATTTACTCTGGAGGCGGCTACGATCGCGTGGGCCTCGGACGCGGGCGGCGGCGCTGTCGGCGTGGCGGGGTGGGAGGATAACCTTTAAGACTGGCAGAACAACGATTTGTCTGCTAGAGTTCAACCGGGCTGCGAACGCCCATTAGGAGATCGGCGATGTTGAAGAAACTGCTCATGGGCACCGTGGCGCTGGTTTTCGCCGCTGGTCTCGCAACAGCTTCCAATCTTACCCTGCTCTCAGGCCCGCAGGATCCGAGCCAGATGCTGGCGACGATCAACAGCCTGATCCAGAGCATCAATTTCGGCGTCAACGGGCGGCTTACGGCAGTCGTCACGCCGGCCGGCAACACCACGACGGCCGAGCAGACGCTGGCCAGCTATACGCTTCCGGCCAACCGGATCGCGGCCACCGGCGACGCGGTTCGTATCCGCTGCTGGGGCACGTCGGCGGCGAACTCCGATCTCAAGACCCTCAAGATATACTTCGGCACCACCTCGTTCTCCTCGGCCACGGCGGGCGGCGCTCCGAACAACAAGGTGTTCGACGCCGAGATGTTCGTGGTTCGCTCCGGCGCCGCCACCCAGGATATCGTCGGTCGGCTGGCGTTTGACGTGACCTCGACGTCGCTTCAGACCAGCGTGGCCGGTACGGATAGCTGGGCTGCCAACCAGACCATCAAGTGCACCAGTACGTCGGCCGCATCCGGCGATCTGACGTTGCAGGGCATGTACGTCGAGCAGGTGAAATAATGGCAAAAATGGCGAACCGGAGTATGCTGAAGAAGGGGCTGAAGACCACGATGCCGCCCGCTCCATCAGCAAAGGCCAAGGGTGCCAACATCAACAGCGATGCGATCCGCAAGGGTCCAGCCGCCTCCCCCAAAAGCCTCGGCGGAAGAACGGCTTAGACCTACGCTCCAGTGGGAGCGCTTCGGCCTGATCGCCAAGGAGTTCCCGGTGCTGTTCCGGCAGCACTGGGAAGAGATTGCGTTGCACAAGGACGCCATCCCGCTCGACCCGCACTGGGACCGCTACTACGACTTCGACGTTGCCGACATTCTCAACGTCCTGACGGTGCGGGCGAACGGCGTGCTGGTCGGCTATATGTTCATCCTGGTCTTCCCGCACCTGCACTACGCCTCCACGACCTGGGCGCAGACCGATATGTTCTGGCTGTCGCCGGCCTACCGCGAGGGCTGGACCGGCATCCGCATGTTCAAGGAGACCGAGCGCCACGTAAAAGCCCGCGGCGCCAAGATGATAAAGGTCGTCATTAAACTGTTCTTTGAAGCAGATCGTGGTACACTCGGGCGGCTCTTGAAGCGGCTCGGGTACGTCAACGACGAGACCATCTGGTCCAAATTCCTAGGATAGCCAATGGCTGGCGTGGCAGGACTGGTCAGTGCGGGTCTGGGCGCCTACGGCGCGCTCAGCGGCTCGAGCACGGCCAGCAAGGTCGCGCTGCCGCCCCAGTTCAACATGCCCAACATGGCCGGAGCTGCCCAGGGAGCCTACAACGGCATCCAGGGGCTGGCGGGGCAGGGCGTGCCGCAGCAGACCGTTCCGCTCTATCAGCAGACCGCGATGCAGCAATACAACAACCCCTACGCCCAGATGTTCTTGCAGGGGGCGCAGGGCGGCGCCGGCATGGGCATGGCGGCCGGGCAGACCGGTTTCAACGCAGGGCAGGGCGCGATCGGGACCGGGCAGCAGTTTCAGAACGCAGGGTTAAGCGCGATCCCCTTCGCCTCCTCAATCGCCAACACGGCGTTCGACCCGCAGAACGCGCTTTACCAGAAGACCCAGCAGGACCTGGTGGACCAGACCAGGGCCGCACAGGCGGCGCGCGGCGTGGCGACCACGCCCTATGGAGCGGCCGGCGAGAGCGACGCGCTGCGCAAGTTCAATATCGACTGGCAGAACCAGCAGCTCAGCCGCCAGCTCGCCGGTGGGCAGGGCGCGGCCGGGATACTCCAGAGCGGCGCTGGGACGTCAGGAGCAGGCACCGGGCAGGTCGGACAGGGCATCGGGCAGGAGACGCAGGGGGCGAGCACGTTCGCAAACGCCGCCGGCCTGCCTTATTCCGCTTTTGGTCAGATCGGTCAGGGCCAGTTCGGCGCGCTCAACAACCTGCAAAGCGGTGTGCAGGGCGCTCAGGCGATTGGCATGACGCCGGTGCAGGCCTATCTCAATTATCTCGGCGTGGGCAATCAGGCGGGCAACGTTGCTAACGAGCAGACAAAACAAGCGCTCAGCCAAGCTGGTACGGCGTTCAACCAGAACCTAGTGCTCGGACAAAACCTTGGCTCAAGCATTCAGGGCTTGGGCAAGTCCTACGATGCTGGTTTCCCTGGCGTAAAAAGCGGATGGAACTGGTTAAATGCCTCCTAGCGCAGCAGGACTGTCAGCGACCTACGGTGGGTATCAGAAGGCCCGTAATACGGACTTGGAAGGCGATTTGCTGCAATCGCAGATCACTAATCAGGAGGATCAAAAACAGGGCGCACAGATCCTCCTAGATACGGTGAAGATGTTCCAGGGCGGCGTGCCCGGGGCGCAGCCGATGCCTCAAGCTCCGGCTCCGGGTCAACCCAGTCAACCGATGCAGCGTGGTTCTCAGCCGCAAATGCTGGGCGCTCCACCGCCGCCTAGCGATCCTACGTGGTCTATTGGACCACAAGCCAGTGCAGCACCCTCTCCGGTAGCAGCGAACGCCCCCACGTCGTTTGCCGATAGATTTGGGGCATCTGCGGGAGCTCGGCCGCCCGCAGCGCCCCCACAGCAGCTTGCTCAGGTTCAGGCCCAGCCACAGCAGCCGATGGGACAGCCGGATCGTCCCCAGATGGGGCAGCAGTACGACTGGCGGCACATGGCGCAGATGATTATGCAGGCTCGACCGGATGCCAAGCCGGGCGCAGTCATTGCAGCGCTCAACATCGCAATGCCCAAGATGACCGAGCAGTCGCAGAACGAGTGGCGGATGCTGCAGGGACGGCTGGCGCAAGAGAAGTTTAACTTCGAGAAGACCAAAGAAGCGGGCAAGTATCCTGACATGGAGGGCGAGGCAGCGAAGGCGTTTCAGCGCGAGCATCCCAACGCCACCTCGGCGGAATGGGCCGCGTTCAAGAGCTCGATGGCGAAGGACACGGCGGCGAGTCGCAATCCGAACATGCTCGCGCTGCAGCAGTTTATTACGGACGAGACAGCTAAGACTGGCGTGCCGCCGGATGCCCAGGCGCAAGCTAAGTTCCTTCAAAGCGCCCGCGCGGGTCTTGGTACGGTCAACCGAATCGAGGAGCAGGGAAAAGGCAAGGTCAACGTCCTCGAGCAGCTCGACTCGGCGATCAAAGACTTGGAAGGACAGAAGAAGGGTGGCCCGAGCGTCACAGGCATCGGCGGCTTTGTTCGGCGGCAGGGCGGTGAGTTTATTGCCAACACGCTGGGGATATCCAAGGAAGCGCCGGCATCCGGGTTTGAAACGAAGATCGAGCTTATCAAGAACGAGTTGCCTCGTGTTATCTCCGGCACGTCTCGACTGGCGCAGCAGGAGCGCGACAAGCTGACCAAAATCGTGCGCGGTCTTGACCCGCGCACATCGCCTGAGCAGGCTATTCAATCACTAAAGTACGTGCAGACTGTCTTGCGCGGTGGCGTGGCAAGCGAAGCTCCTGGTGGCTCGACAGGACCGCAGGAAGGCGGGAAACTGCTGACCGATCAAGTGCGAGCTTCTGCCGAAGAAGCAATGAAAAGCCGTGGCTGGTCGCGCGAGCAGGTGCGCAAGCAACTCCAAAATTACGGCTACGACGTCAAGGGTTTCTAAATGCCGCCTACCATAACCATTCGCCCTGGACCTACGGCGGCTCCGTGGGGTGAAAACATCTTTGCGGGGCCACCGCCGAGCGCTGCGGCTCCTGAAGCCGCGCCTGTCACCCCAGCCGCGTCTCGACCTCCTATCCAAGACCTGTTTGCAGGACCGCCGCCCGAAGACCCCTTCGCTCGAGCTGCAGCCCGCACTCAGGCGTCGGTAATCCGGCCGCCGGTAGAGCAGGCACCTGCGCAATCTCCTGAGATTGACTACGAGACCGGCGCAGACATGCCGCTGCGTATTGATCTCAGCCGTATGGACAACCCGACCGAGGCTGACCTACTGCTCAAGAAGCGGTTCGGCGCTAATAACTACGGTCAAGACGACTATGGCCAGTGGTGGTTCACTCATCCCGAGACAGGCTCTCGCACAGCGGTCTTTCCGCAAGGTGCAGGGCTTATCGAAACCGGAAAAAACGTCGCCGCGGGCATGGCGGCGACAACGCCCGCTATGGCTGGTGCAATGGCCGGTGCAGGCATCGGCGGTGCACTGACGCTTCCCGCTGGTGGCGGAGGAGCCATCCCAGGCGCGATGGTGGGCGCAGCGGCAGGCAAAGGCATTGACGAAGCGGTCAAGTGGTTTGGCGGCTTGTTTGCTAAGACCCCATCCGAAGCAGTCGGTACGCTTGGTAACGAGGGAGCGATGGCGGGAGTGTTTCAAGGCGCTGCTCCGGCCATGCGCGCAATGGGGCCGACGATACAACGCGGCGTTCGCGCCTGGACCGGCGTTACGCCACAATCGGCAGCGATGGGCGGTGACTTGATAGCCGGCGGGGCACGGCCGCCGATCTCGTCGGTTGCTCCGAAAGCCAAAGCGCTTGAGTACGAGCGTGGGCTCCGCAATACAGTGATGGGCGATCCCGTCGAGGCAGAACGCATTCAGTATCTAGACGATCGTGTCCAGGGCGTCATGCGCGCAAGCGGTATTCCTGACGATGAGATCAAGGCAGCAGTTGCCCAAGTCCAAGATAAATCAGCGAACATCTCCGCGCGTCCTGCGGGGCAGGCGCTGATTGATCGTTCGCTGCGGATTGAAACCGGACTGGCAAAAGAAGCCGAGCTTCAACAGGGCCGGGCGCAGAACGCATTGCAGCAACTGGACAGCGCAGTTCGATCGTGGGCACAGGCGCCTCCCGATCTGGCAGATAGCGTCGCCGGAGCAATCCGTGCCGACCGTCGCAAATTCAGTGAAGCCATGCAGAACATCTACCGCAATGTGGATGGGATGCTGGGCGACGCTAAGATTGTGCCGACTGACGGCATCCAGCGCGCAGCGCGTGATATCGTCGACGTGATGGACCCGCAGGCAGTTCCTCCCATTCTTCGGCGTTGGGCTTCTGACGAGGCACCATCTCACCTGTCGTTCGAGCAGGCGCACAATCTGCGCACGACCTTCCGCGAGATGGCCGATAAGTTCGACGTGACACCGACTGGGCAAAAGCTCGGCAACGTGCAGCGCGTGGCGCGTGCCGTTGACGAAACGATCAGCGAACTATCCAACTCGGCCGACGTCACGGTGAAAGCAGCAGCCGATGCCCTGAAGCAAGCCGACGTGCTCTACGCCAAGGGCATCAAGCAATACAACGACGTCACGATGAACAAACTGCTGAACCTCACCAAGTCAGGCATCCAGCCTGACCCCGGCGTCGTTGCCGATACGTTGGTGGGCTCGAACAACCCGGCGGTCATCACGCGCTTGTGGGGAATGCTTGATGACGCGACCAAGCAGGGCGTTCGACAGGCTGACGTTGCCAGCCTGATTAAACAGACTGCCTCGCCTGATCGGACAGGGAAAATGGTGATCGACGGTAAGTCGCTGTACCAGGCGCTGCTGGACCGCGACGCGACCAACGCGATCATTCATGGCAAGCGAGATACGGAGTTTTTGAAGGAAGTAGCGCGGCGATTTGCCGCATACGACGGCAAGATGGATATCGACACGCTTCAACCCGGTTCGTTCCGCGAAGCGCTCGAGCGGTCGATCGGCGCAAAGCGCGCCGCCGACGAGTTCGCGAGAAAGAACCCGCGCGTGGCGCTCGCCTCCAACGAGCCCGACATGGTGGATCGGGCCGCTAATTTTGTCATTGCGCCAGGGATGGAGGCACGCACCGAAGCTGCCGCCCGCATGTTCGGCCGCGATAGTCCTGAGTGGAAGGCCGTCGAGCGGTACGCAGTGCAGCGGCTTCTCAACGATGCGTTCGTGTCAACGCAGTCTTTGGGACGCCGCGTATCAGGCCCGGCGATCGAGCAAGCGTTTAGCAAGTACACGCCGCGACAGCAGTCGCTGATCTTCGGCGACCTGACCAAAGCTGACTTGCGATTGCTCTCGCAGGAGGCGAAATTTTTGTTCCCGGAAGACGTGACGTCCGATCTAGGCACCAGTCTCGCCGGTGCCGCCACCAAGGGCGCGTTGCCTTCGCTGAAAGGTATCCGCAAATACTGGTGGAACTTTGTGTCAGGCTGGATATCGGATAATCCAAGAGTGCTGAAGTTCCTGGCGAACGAGATCAGACAGGACCGCCCGGCCGCACGCTCTACCATGTCGGTGCTGCGGCAGTGGTTCATAAACAGCACTCTGAGCGGACCGGGCACCAATCCTCCGCCGATGAACTTTGGAGAACCGCCGGAAGAACCAGCGCCTGAGAAGACGCGAGTGGCGAAGCCCACGCAAGAAAGTTATCGTGGACCATGAAGCGCCTTCTCGACCATGCTGCGATCGACGAGCCCACTCCCAAGATTGCAATCCCGCGACTCGGCTCGCTGGACAGCCTCGACCTGCCTGTCACGGTCACGACTCCCAAGGTCGTGCGGGAGGAGGTGCTTGATGCTAGCGAGGGGCTGGACAACCTCACTCAGTTGGCGATCGACAAGGCGGAAGAAATACTCCGGCTGAAGTTGATCCCAGGTGACGAGGACTTCAACGCCATTCTGAAAGCCCAGACGTCGCAGGTTGCCACGGTGCTTACGACCCAGGTGCGAGTGGACGAGGGCCGCTTCAAGAAGAAGCAGGTCGACAAGCTGGGCGAGCTGCTCGACCTGATCCGCGGCGAAGAAGCCAAGCTTATCCCAGGAAGGGTATTGAACTGATGACCGCAGCAGAAGAAGCCGGCAAAGCCGTCAATGGGTTTCTCGACTCGATGAAGACCCAACCGCTCAGTCTGGCGCTGGTGATCCTGAACGTCGCCCTGATGTTCCTACTGTACCAGGTCTATACCAAGGCCGATCAGGCGCGCGAGGCGCAGATGCAGTTGATATTCAGCGCCCAGCGCGAGATGCAGGTGCTGCTGTCGAAGTGCGTGGTGCCGAACTAAAAACTACCTTTCGCATAGTGCAATGCAAGTTCGTTCCCAGCAGGGTTCAGACCCTATCCATGTTGGAACAGGTACTGCAACGTAGAGCGGCGCCATAAAAGTCCGCCAGCGGATGCGCCACGTTACTCTACCACGAGAACGCCTTTTCACCGCCCCAACTCTTTCTCAAACCGCTCTATGCGAGCTTCGCGCTGATTGACCGGCGGTGTCGCCTCCTCCACGATCCGCACACCGCCCCGCACCAGCGGGTTGGCACCGTCGATCTCGAAGCACGTCGACTGCCCACTCGCGTAGTCGGTCCCGGCGCCCAACGTGATCCTTCGCCCATCCTTGAGCAGCACGTTCAGCTCCTTCATCCTTCTCAAGAACTCGCGGATCGACACGTTGTTCTCGACCAGCCACTTGCGCATGAAATACTCGTTCACATAGACCCGCTTGGTGTCCTTCTCGTAGCGCACCTGCAACTCGCGGCGCGGCTCGATCAGCGGACGCAGCTCGACCTTCGGCTTCCAGGCGCTGGCGACCACCAGGGTCGACGTCATGGACTCGGCCAGGAAGCGGGCGAACACGTCGCATGGATCGGCCTTGGACGCTGCGGCTGTCGCCCGCATCCCGCCGACATTCTCCATCGCCCAGTCGACGATGCGGTCGGTCGAGAACTCGAGGATGCCCAGCTTGTTGACGACCACGCCCGCCGCCATCACCGATGCGATCGTGCGCACCCAGAACCGATGCTCGTTGTTCAGGTTGGTCTTCTTCCACACCTGCTCGGTCCACTTCGGCAGCGCCTCGATAATGAAAGCCAGCACCGCGGGTTGGGTCAGCAATCTTAAATACGCATCTCCGGCCAGCCCTGAGTTATCGCGTAAGAGGCGCTTCATTTCGTCGCCCTTTTGCGCAATGCCCTTGGGTATCTCGGTCTGGAACTCCATGACGCGAAACGCCGGTGCGTCGCTGCCTGCGCCCGTGCTCAGAATGTCCACGATCGAGTTGTTGCTGGCGAGTACCAGGATGGTCTGCCAGCTTGCCTTGTTGTGCCGAAGTCCGCCGTCCTGCGTGCCGCGCATCTTGTCGCGGCCGTTGGTGAACATCAGGACGAACTCGCGGATTTTCTCGGGGTCTCGGTTGTAGAGCTCGTCCCAGGTAACGGGGAGGTTCGCGAGGACTCCAAGGATAAGCGACTTAGAAACTCGCGTGTCGTCGTCTGTAAGCCGGAGCGCCTCTTTACGCCCCCAGACACTCTCGACGGCTTCGAGAGCCGTAGTCTTGCCTGTGCCACTTTGATCGTTGACAAGGCTGATGATAGAGCCGCCTTCTCCCGTGCTGTGAAAGCGCATGAGGGGGGCAGCAAAGCCCGCAAGCAACGCGAAAGACTGAGGTTCGCAGCCCTTAGTAAATAGGCTGTTGGCCGCTCTTGACCATCTTCCAATTTCGCCTCCTTTGTTGGGACCAAGCCACTGGTTGCGTATCTTGACTTCATCGGCGCCCATGATCGGCTGCGTCTCGCCGCCGACGTACAGGCTCGGCCCAAATAAAAATGAGCCGTCGTCCTTCCAGCCGTACTGCTCGAACCGCTTGTCGAGCTTGTTGTCCGCGTTGAACATATCCACCGCTTCTCTCACGTAGCGCTTGAACAGGTCGCTGTCATGGATGATAGCCCCTTTTCCGCAGATCTCGCTTATGCCGCTCGAGGCGAAGATAGTCTTGGCGCCCAGCACGATCTCCTTGGGCTTCTCGTTGGGCAGCTCGAGGCCAAAGCACAGCCCAAAACTTTCGCCATTTATTTCGCCAGTTTGGACGCTTTTCAAGTACAGCGGATAGGTACTGACGACTTCGCACAGGTCTTCTCCGTCACTCGTTTCGGTTACGAAGGCGAGGGAGCGGCCGTGCCAGCGGAAGTCGCCGGGGAGCTTTGGAAGCCCTTCGATCCCCAGCGGTGCATCCAGTACGTCCGGTTGTCCTCGCAGTCCGTTCGCTTCGCCCTCACGATCCAACTGCCGTACCGCATCAACTCGGTCAGAGAGTTGAATTGGGGAAGTGACCTGTCCGAGGAAAGCGCACCCCTCACAGCCTTTCGCGTTGACTTGCGCGAACTTGGCGCAGGTGGTGGGACCGAATTGAAGGCTTCGCTGGAGGCGACCTTGTGTTTCCTGATATGTGTATCCGGGGTAGCCGCTCGACCACTGATGAGCGTAGCCCTCACCATCTGTACAGTGCGCCAGCACTCCAAGAGCTGCGTACCAGTGTGGCTCAGCAACTCGTCCAGCTCGATCGCGAACTTCTCGGATTTGAGCGCAGTGTTCAACAATGCGTTCGGCGTATTGGGGATGGTCTCCGAAGATGGTAAGGGCGTCGGCGATGAGGCTTCTCTTACCAGTGCTTCCATTGCGCAACGCGGGTTCGGACACGGCTCTCCGGCCGGAGCCCACTGCTGGCAGTAAAGGCATTGCCAAGACATTCAGCTCTCCTAATTCATCCAGTCTGTAGGGCCCGACACTTCCACCCCACCGGACGATTGTCTCGTTGTCGCCCTTGCGGTTGTGGGTTCCGGGAGGACGGAGAATAGACGCACTGTCACAACTTCTAGCCCCATCCACCGCCACTCCGTCGAAATCAAGAAGTTGTTTGAATTGGCTTGCATAATTCCGCCAGACAGCCGGCTCCAACGCTTTGTCAAGAGGCCAATACGTATGTACACCGCTACCAGACGAGACGAAGCAAGGCGCGGGGAATCCCCGCCGGTGGCAGAACTGTAAAATCGCTTCAGCCGCTTCTTGCTGGTCGACGAAGGGCTTCCCCGGACCGGCGTCAATATCGTGCCAGAAACTTTTAACGGCCAGAACATTGCTCGCCTTCCTGTTATCCGCCGTCGCGTAGCTTGCACACGCATGATAGACAGTGTGTCCCGCCACGTCGGCGGTCTGGATGATCTGCGCCATCTCCTCGAACGACGGCGTGAACCTGTGGACTACACGCTTACCTTGGAATATCGCGACGCACTTGAGTCCCTCAACTGGCAGAACGAGCTTTAGGAACTCCAGCAGCGGCATCGTAGACCCCCTTCACGTAGCGCGGCCGGTGCAGATACCCGATGTAGGATGGTATGGGGAAGTGTTTCCCATTCGCCACAAGACTTTCAAGGATGCTTAGGTCCGCTTCGGCCCGGCGACCGTCCGGTCCGCGCGGCGCCCAGCCGGAGTGCGTCCAGCGCCACACTGTAGCGTAGGGCCGTTTGAACCAATCGCGCAAGTCGGCGACCGTGAGATCGCCGTCTTGCAGGACTTTGGCTACGCGGGACTGGAAGGACTTCATGTCGGCCGCCCGACAACAAAGCCTGTAAAAAAGGCTATTGTGAAAAGTCCTAAGCTGTAAACGGCGTACATCGTGCAGCTCATGTCTTTGGCCTCGGCTGGTCACAGGGGACATTGCTGCTGTACCAGGAGCCGACACGAGATAGCTCTTGCGCCAGAGCAACAGGCTCATCCGCTCGGCACATATACTTGGGTATATCCGGGATAACCGGCGCGCACGTCATAATGCCGATCCAACACAAAAACGTCTTCATTCTTTTTCACCGCAGGTCGCGCAATAATGCAACCAATCGGCTCCTGCCTTCCGCGACTTCCAGCCGTCGTCGGTAAGCATCTGACGAGCTTCGTAGAAGTCAGCCGTGTCGGTAATGAGCACTTCGGCACATTTGTCGCACTCAAACACGATCTTGCCTCGCTGCCGGTCAAGCATGAAAACCCCTTATGTCGGCAGCGCAAACGCCTTGGCAATGGCGTCTTGCATGGCCTGATCGGGCGCGGCCGGCGTCGCCATGCCAAAGCCCTGTGGGGCCGCGGGTGCTGGCGTGGTGGGCTGCTCTCGCTTGAGGAACGCAGGGATAGCAAGGGTATCCGCCGCCTGCGCAGGTGCGGGGGGCTGCACGCTCGGCTGGGTTGGCGTAGCCGTGGCAGGCGGCGGACTGGATTGCGCCATGAAGGGCGCGGTCTGCGGAATAGTGTTCGCCGGGACGTTCACTGGAGCCTGAAAGCCGTTCTCGGCGGTGGCACCAGCTTTACGTCCTCGCTTTGCCTTTACCGGCACAGCAGGCCCAGCAGAGGGTTGGAATTGGGGCGTCGCCGGTGAGGGCGAGAAGCCCGCACTCGGCGCAGCGGTAAAAGGTGCAGGCTGCACCGGCGGTGCAATTTGTTGGACCTGAGCAGGCGCTGCGATCTGCGCCGAATAAGGCACGTCGTTCTGGCCGACAATATCGCCGCTCGTCCCCTTGTTCCACGCCGCTTCCCGCTGCGCCAGCAGTGCCTGGTTGCCGGGCACCGGCGCCACCGGGCTGAACTTGAGCACGCCCTGCGACTCGAACTCGAGACGGGTCACAACATCTGAGAGATCAGGTGAAGAACCGTCCGTAAACTTCTGAGCCTTCAGGAAATTGATGTAGGTCTGCCAGTTCTTGAACGAGCCGGGCTTGACCGTCATCAGGAAGATCATGTTGTCGGGATCGCCGGGGACGATGAACGCCAGCTTCTTCATGTCGACGCACGCTTTGATCTTGGCGCCGGTGAACTTGGAGATCGCCGAGCCGATGACGTTGTGCGGGCAGCTCATGCACTGTGGCGACTGCGGCGTGGCCGCTTGCGACGAAGGAGCAACGCCATTGTCCGACCAGCAGATCGGGATATCGCCGCCGGCTTCCTGCGGGTTATATTCTTTCCCCCAGAACATCTTGCTGACCTTGGGGTTCAAGTCGACGAAGCAAACGTCGAGATTGAGCGCGTTGATCGGCTTCTGATTGCCGCCGCTGTCGACCAGCGTGAAGCGGTTGGCGTCGATCGACAGCCGGGGCGGCATGGTGCGGCCGAGATTATCGGCGGCATGGTCGAGCAGTCTTGGTCTAGCCATCAAGAGCTCCTTGGGCGGTTGAATTGAACGTCTGTAACATACGTAACATCGACGCCGCTTGGAGCGCAACCATGCTCCTTAACGTAGTCGACAATTTTTTCCTTGGACACTGCATTGGTGAACCAGTCTAACGAGCCCTGCTGCACAACGAACTCGTTGAACGAGTTGCGGTCGGCCACGCGGACGCGGGTGCTGGTCTTCTTGAAAGCTGTGCCAAACTCCGACTTCACGTTGTCGAGGTTGTTGGCGTTCAGATGCTCCTGCATCGCGCCCTCGATGGCAGTCATGCCAGCCTTGTAGGGCTCGAGTTCAGTCTCGAACGCCTTGGTGCGCGCTTCCACCGCATCGCGCAGTTTGATGTATTGCTGGATCAGATCGGCGGGGGTCATGATTTTGATACTTCGTCGTAGAAGTGAAATTCCTTATTGGCTTTCTCGATCATATCGGCGATCGCTGCATCCAAATACCACTCTCCGTTGGAGTCGGAGGCAGCAAGTTTTTGCTTCACAATCATCCACTCGGCGACCGACATGGTGATAGTTAACGTCATGTCGATCTTGCTAGGATGAGTAATCTGAAACGTCCCTCGCGCAGCCATCTACCCCTCCTGCACCAACTTCAATAAGAGACCTTGGAGCGTCTCGTTGCTCTCAAGCCTGCGATAAATTTCGCGTTCAATAGCCGTTGCCGCGAGCTGCACAACGACGCAGCTTTTGGTCTGCCCTGGGCGATGGATGCGCTTGTTGGCCTGCAGATAGAGCTCGGTTCGGTCGATGGGTGCAAACCAGACAACCGTTGTCGCTGCGACAAGAGTGACGCCGTGCGCCATTGTGCCAGGGTCTGCAAGAATAATTCTTGGCTTGTCGTCCTGCTCGAACGACCGGAAGATCTCGTTGCGTTCTTTTGGGCTTGTGTCGCCATGAACCTGCACCGTTGCGTATTGGTCTTTCAACTCCTCATATAACATACCTAATACGCTTCGCAAGGGGGCGAAGATAATTATTTTTTCGCTAGATTGTTCAATCACTTCTCGAAGTGCCGCAAGACGAGGACGGCAGTCCAGCTTATGGATAGGCCGACCACCGCTGCGATCAGCATGACCATAAACACGTCCTGTAGATATCTGAATAAGTTTGCTGCGGAGCACTGCCTCATTAGCCGCAGTGATTGGGCCAGCCTTGGCCTGAAGGACCAGATCATTTTTCATTTCCTTATAAGCCGCCTGCTGCTCGCTCGAGAGCTCGACCTCTCTCTGTTGGACAGTCATCGGCGGCAAGTCGACGCACTGGTCGATCGAGAAGCGCACGCTGGGCTGTAAGATCGCCATTGCCGCGGCGTGCGAGCCTGACTTCGGCACGCGCTTGTAGAGCGAGATCTTGGTGGTGACACGATCCTGGTAGGAGTAGAACGACTCGCCGTTGGCGTTGTTGACCAGCTTAGCCATGCCGTAGGCATCTTCCGGCCCGTTGGGAGTCGGCGTGCCGGTCATCATCCACAAGTAATCTTTAGTGGATAATAGGCTTCTGGCGAGCTTGTGACGTTTCGTCGTCCGATCACGGTACGCCGAGCACTCGTCCACGATAGCCATTCGTATATCGTTTCGTTGAGCCAGCTCTTTGGACAAAACAGCGAGGCCGTCAAAGTTGACGATGTAAAAGTCCGCTTCTCTCGCGAGCAGTTCACGACGCTTAGCAGCGGAGCCGTGGAGCACAACAGCTGTTCTCTTACCGAGAAAGTGGGTGAAGATGGCATCGGCCCAGACCCTTTGCATTGTGCTCAGTGGGCAAACAACAAGAACCCGAACCCCAGGGAACTGGCGCAAAATGAAATCAGCAGCCCATAACGCCGCCAACGTCTTACCTGTTCCCATGTCTGACAAAACAAAGGCTCGGGGATGTACAGAAAGAAAATTAGCAGTGACACGCTGAGCAACGAAAGGGTGGTAGCGACCGGGCCAGTCATAGTTGCCATCCATCGGTGCAGGGACTTCAAGCCCCAGCCAGCGGCAGAGCTGGATCGAGTAGAGATTGTTCGGGACGCAGACATAGCCGTTCGACAGCCGCCTGCTGCCGGGCACGGTCTTGCTGACGCGATCGGCGAGCGGCGTGTCGTAGATTAGGACGTTATGTTTGTTGTCGAGCCACATTTTCAATCTTGTAGGGTGGCGCCCATCCGCCAAGTCGGACAGCGCGAACGCTAATCCCCAGCGGAGCTAGACGCTCATTCATTCGGACCATGTGAACCGATATCGTATTTCTTGCAGCCAGCGGCCCGCCATCGGGGCGATCGCCGTAGACCGCATTTATGATCTCCTCCAGCGAAAGCGTTCGACGTCGAACAGCGCTGATTATTTTGTACTGGGTGGTCGTGAGCCGCACAGCTTCAGATCCCTTTCCAACAACGCGGTACTCATCCAGGAACACCAGTTCGCTGGAGTCGGCGGGGTACGGCTGGCCGCAGCAAGGACAGTCCACGTCATGTCTCCGGGTTATAACGATGCAAAGCGTGTTGCTGAATATAGTCGATTGTGCGCTGCAGGCTGTTGGTCGTGAACGCCACGCCGCCAGCTTGGCCGATCTCTTTGATAACCAAGCCCTGCTTCTTCGTAGGCTCCCATATCTCCGGCCGCTTCACTTCAAAAGCTACGAACCGCCCTTGGATGCAGGACAGACAGTCGATCGTGCGTTTGCCATACCCGAATTGCACTGGCCAAAAATGATAGGCGCCGATGCTATCCAGCCACTCCTTGATCTCGTCTTTGACTTTACCCTCTGGCGTCGAGCTCATTGCACGAACCTCGGCTTGAATGTCTCGGCCTGCTCGACCGTAATGAGAGAGATGTGGGCGATCTGATCGTACACGATGCAGAACTTGTCAGTCACTACCGCGCCGGCCAGAGTGATGTTGTTCCAAAAGTTAGGCAGGCTGACGTTCTCGGCTACCTCCAAGTCGAAAAATATGACGGGGTGCGGTCCCTTGAGCACGATGCGGAAGTATTTTTTCACTTGCGAACCCGGTTAAAGTTGCAGCTCACAACGGGGCACCAGTTACACAGTGGTCCCGGCTTTGTTCTCCACTCCCCGGTCTTATGGCAATGCTCGATCTCGTCGGCCTTCTCTTGAATGCACTCTAGCGTCTCGCCGGTGTTGGAGACGTCATGGGCGCGGCCAACCACGCCGTCCTGCAGCCAGACGTAGTGGCCGGTGATGCGTTCAATCTCTGGCCAAGTAGCGTGCAGCATCAGGGCTTGAACCTCGAGTTCGTAGGGATCTTCGCGCTTCTTGCCAGTCTTGTAGTCCATTAGGAGTGCCGTGGTGCCCTGCTTCACCGCGATATCCGCCTTGCCACGTAGCCACACGTCATCGTCGAAGAACGCAATCGGAGAACCGTCGCGCTTGATACCCAGCTTCATCTCACACTCCGGATTAAGCGGTTCTAGTGCAGCAGCATAGAACTCATATTTCACCATCTGCGGCGGCAGCGGCACCTTGTCGCGCACGCGCTTCTCCAGCGCTGTATGCACTTCTGTCCCCCACTTCATCGCTGGCGTCTCTTGGAATGGGATATCTTTTAATACAAATCTGTGGAAACTCTGCTTTGGACAGATTTCGTATGTCGACAAGAACGTATAGCTATATTTTGGAAGCTTCATCGGCCGCGCTTTCGGTGATACGCAGCCAGCGTTAGCTTGTTGTGGCAGGCTTTGCAGTAGCGATAAGTCTTCCACAGTTGCGTGTTTTCTCTCGTGTATTCGTGCCCCTGGGGACAGTGCGTTTTGCGGGCGTGTTTAGCGCAAGCCCCTTCCCCACGCATTATATTCACGACGCGAGTTACAGGCTCGAGATGATCTGGGTTAACGCAACATCGAACGCGGCAGGTATGATCGAGCGTAAGCCCCTGTGGCACCGGCCCGACGAGTAATTCATAGACGACGATATGGGCGCGCTTTACTTTTTTATTGTGATAGCTTGCTCCGTATCCTTCGCCAGCGTCACCGCCAGCCCACAACCAGCAGCCTGTGTTGGGCTCAGGGCTGATCTTGCGTTCAATCCGATCTGGTAAGCCGAGACTCATTTGCGCCGCTTCACAACTGCGTTTGCCTCGCGAATGGCGCGGCCTTCATCGCCGGTCTTTGCCAGCACGGCATCAGCGACATGCGCCCACTGCCGTTTAGCCTTCGGGCTCTTGGCCTTCTTCGTCTTGCGGCTGGCGTCTTTTGCTGTCCAAGGCATTTTTCAGTTTCCTTATGTTGTACCAAGTGACACAGATTGCTACGACCGAGCAAAACATCCAGAAGGGGAAGTAGTCGCTCATTGCTTCTCGTACCTGTCTGACAAATGACCCTCAACGTCCAACGGGATACCGGGAAGCCAACCCGGTGTGAGCTTCATTTGCTCCGCGATAAAGTTGTACGTGTTATGTATATTATGATCGTCGGGAATGCAACAGACAATATCGTCGTGCGTCATGGTCGCTATCCTGATCCCCGCCGCCTTGATCCGGTTCATCGCCTGCGTCACGACGACACGGGCCAGCGCCTGCACCACGTTCTCGACGAGCTTGGCGCCGTACAGCTTGGCGTGCTTGTTGCGCAGTTTGATGCGCCAATAGGCTTCGCCGGTCTCGGGATCGGTGTACCACTCCAACGTATCATAGATCAGCGGTGCGCCGTTGGGCAGGATGATCCTGCGCGTCTCGGCCTCGATCCCGCACTGCACGCTCATCGGCCCCCACTCGAACGAGCAAAGGCTGTTCATCCGCTTCAGGTTGAGCTCGGCCTCTCGCCACAGGGCGCAGACGTGAGGATGCGTATTACGATATGCGTCCCGAGCGCGTAAGGCGTCATCTTCAGACAATAGGATGTTGGCACGAATACGGAGAGTTTCCCGTATCTTTGCAGCGCCTGAGCCAAACCCACACTGGAGCTCCAAAACTTTTCCGACCTGACGCTCCCCTGGATCAGTTTCCTTCGTGATTGGCCTTTTGTAGAACTCGCTGGCGACGTTGACATAAGGATCTTCTCCGTTTCTGAACCGCTCGATCACGTCATCCTGCCCCGCCAAGTGGTTGAGCAATCTGCACTCAACCTGCGCCATATCAAAAATGCCAAGCTTGTGACCGGGCGGCGCCATTAGCGTGCGCTTGATATCGGGCGGGGGATTTTGAAAATTGAGCTTATCGCCGCCGGCAAATCGCGTGGTATGGGCGCCGGCATAGGACAGATAGATGCACATGGGACCGCGCTGGGCCATGTGCGCCATGCGCACCGCCCTGGTCTGCTTGATCGACGTCTTATTGCCGACGCGAGCTGCAGCCAGCGCTGCCACGCGATCGTTGTCGTGTTCCTCCAGGTCTTTCACGAACTTGTCGGACTTGGCGAAGGCGTAGATGGGTCCGTTGGTGCCTGGCTTGGTGGCAGGCTCGACGCCTTCCGCGCGCAAGAGCTCGGCGAACTTGGCATCAGAGCGCAGATCCTTGACCGTGCAGCCTACCTGTGCCAGCAGGGCTTCCTTGCGCACTGCCTCGTTTGCCCACACCTGCTTGAGCGCAGGCACGTCGGCGACTAGGCAGGGCTCGGTGAAAAAACGAACGGCGGTGTCGATCACGGCGTATTCTTCCGCGGGAAACCCCTTCGCCAACAGCGCGAATATCTGCCAAGTCAGCGCCGCATCATGGCAAGCACCATCAGCAACAGCGCGCCTGACAGCAGGAGACAGATCGCCCCAGTGCTTACCCCTAAAATCATCATAGGGGACAGACTTGGCCGCGAGATTAAAATGCTGAGCAAGAGAGCCCAACCCAACGCTAACGTGATTGCCCAGCACAAGACGAGCCATCGAGAGGGTGTCGAGCCAAGCATGAGGTTTTATCCCGTAGTGGTGCGAGAGAATGAGCCCATCGAACTGGGCGTGATGGCAGAGGCAGGCGATCTTGCTCCAGTCGAACTGATTAAGGTGCCCTGATACGTGCTCTCGCGGTACCCAGTAGGCTTTTTCTCCCGCTGCAGCGATTGACACACCTAGCGCCTCAAATCGCGGGTCACGTACATAGGCTTCGGTCGTCATTTTTTTCAGCGTGTAGTCGCTGTCGAAGTAAGTCTCGAAGTCGAGAGTAATGATTTTCATTGACTCCCTGTCTCGCGGTTAACGGGCTGGTCGTGATTGCATCTGAATCGGCATTTCGCCCTCCGGGTCATTCATCTCTTTTTCGAGGTTGTCGAGCGCGCCGCGCACGTCTGCCATCTCTCGTCTAATCCAATCCGCATTTGTCTCGCGCTGATCTCGTGGCAGTTCTGGATTGTAGCTGCGCCAGCCCCAGCGCAGCGATTTGCCGAGTGCAGCTAGCAGCTCACCCAATTCCTCGATTGCGTTGCCCCTGGCGAAGTCCAAGCCGGGGCGCATGTATCTAGGATCGGTCATGTCCGGCTCCTTGCCTCGAAACAAGTGAAGTTTGCACTTTTAGTCCTATCTGCTACCCTCTCCGCGTCGAGAGGGAGAACCACCTATGCGAGCGATCCTACTTGCGTGCGGTATCCTTGTGACTGCAGCTCAGGCCGTCGAAGCCCGAACACCACGCTTTGCTGTCATAGACTGCGATATGCGAGGCTGCCGGCCGGTTGGTCCCGAAGTACAACAGCCCAAACAGCATCACCGCCAGGCCAAGCGCCAGCGCGATCGTGGCCACAAGATAAGCCCGGTTGTCAGCCGCGACGCGGGCGTGAAAGCCCGCACGGTAGGTATCGTGGAGCATCCGCAAGGGTGCCCCCGTACCGCGTTCTGCGGCTGTGGCGTAGCAGTCAAGGTGTTCGGTAAACCCATCCGCGACTTGTGGCTTGCAGCCAACTGGTTCCGCTTCAAATCCGCGCAGGCTGCGGCGGGGATGGTTGCGGTGCGTCGTCATCATGTCTTTTTCATCCTCGAGGTTGTAGGGCGTGACAAGGTTCTCGCATACGATCCGAACAGTGGCCACCATCAAACCAGGATCCACCTACGGAGCCTGGCCGGGTACAGGGTGGTGGATCCGAGAAGCGGCTGATTTAGCAGCCATCGCTTCGTTGTAAAGCATCTGCACAACTTCATCGCTACGGCCTTCGCGGTCATGGCGTGCTGCGGCTGCTAAACGCGAAGCAATGCGAGCACGCACAGCGGTTTCAATGCCTTCCGCCGTATTGGCAAATGACCCGCTGGCGCACAGTGGCGTTGCACCTTCGCGGATTTTGCCTAGCAGTTCTTTTCGCTGCAACGCGCGAATTGCCTTCTCGACCGCGGCGCCGTATTGCTGGCGCAGCGTTCTATCCATCTGCATGACGCCGCCGGCAGACTCGGCCATGCGCCGATACTTTGCGAGCGACGGCATCGCAGGATAAGCTGGTCCTGGATTTGTAGCGGTGTGCACTTAATCCTCCCTTGGCGCTTCGCAGTTCCAACACGTCTCGTTACCCTCGTCGTTGCAGCTCTCACAGCCCCGACATTCCCAGAGCCCCTGATGAATGTGCTCGAGCGTGAGACGCCGATCCTGCGGATTGCGACGATCCATCGCCAAGCCGGATTGAATGTCCATCTGGCGTTGCTCCCATGACGAATATCTCATAACACACCTAATGCCACGAACCGGGTGGCGTCGTCAAGCGTATGGAATGCTTTCATCTGCGGTATGCCCATGTCGTCGGGAACCGTGACGTACCAGGCCGGCTCGCCGTCGAGACCGCAGATCCCAAGGTAAGCGATATCAACCTCGGGATGACTGGCGAGCTCATAGAACGACGGGCTGATGACGTGGAACGGGACGCCGTGCAAATGTCGGACGATCATCGTGCATCCTCCAGATAAAGTTTAAGTCTATAGCCCAGCGCCTGCGCCCAGTCCTCCAAGGCAGGGATCGAAGGCATCCGCTCGCCGCGCTCCCAATAGCCGATTGACTGCCAGTGGTAGCCTGCGGCAATGCCTACGTCTAACTGCTGCATGTGCTTCAGGCGTCGGATAGCGCGCAGTTCTTTTACGATCGGATAGCGAATTTTGCGTTTTGGGTTGCCCATCTATAACCCCTCTAATGCCTGTTCAAACCGTTTAGCCTCGTGCCAACTGTTAGAGTCGCGCCCCTGTTTGCGAGCTGCAAACGACCACGCCATACTGTCGGCGCTCTCTAATAGCTCTCGCACCAGCGAACTGCTAAGTGCCGTTGTTTTGAGCCCAAAGCCGTGCAGTTTCAGCCACGGCGCCTTGGCCTTGATTGCGCTTAGAATCTGCTCAACCTGGGTTATGTCGCCGTTGCGCTTGCACACCGAGCCCACGCCCACGTAACTACTAAACACCAGCCGCGAACCGTATTGCTCCAGGTGATCGACATAGCTCTGCACCGAGTATCCTTGCAGCACCGGCATAAGGTAGACGTTAACCAGCGGCTTTAATGCGTCATAACGCTCGATCGTGAGGCGCTGATGATCCTCCACAGTCAAGCCGGTCTTATCCAGCATGATCTTTTCGCACATATAGTCTTGCGACACCGCGGCCTTCAGCCCTGGATTGATTGCCGCTAGTCGATTGACCTCTGCGGCGTAAGCAGCCGGAGGATGCCTATATCCGCCGAACTGCTCAATCTCTCTAAATGCGCCGCTGTCCATGATCCACTCATCGCAAGAGATAGGTTTAATGCGTCCTCGCACGCGATTTACACTGATAAAAGCGCGTTCAAAGTGGCAAGCGTCGGCCGGCTGATGCAAGCCGACGTAGAATTTCATCGGCGCGCCGCAAATTGACGCTCAAAGTCCTCTAACCCCTCATACACCGCCCTTGCCGTCCTCACCGTAGCATCCGGGTCCAATGTGAGAAGGGCGCGGATGACGCGATCGTGGCCAGGTTCATCGGTCGCAAGCGTGAAGCGCACGCGCCGGCCATTGGCGCTGGTTAGACGTGCTTCACAACCTGCGTTCCGCGAAACGCGATAGAGCGTCCCGACCTCAGAGCCGATCGGCTTTGAAAACCTAATCTCCATTGTCAGATCCTCCAGTTCAAGAGCTTGGCGACCGCGACGATATGCGCCACCAGCAAGAGACTTTCCTTGCCGAGCTGCGTTCCCTTCCGCGTGGCCTTCCAATGCTTCACGGCGTCCTTGGCGTTGAGATAGCGACAGCCGGCGTGGATCATAAGACGCTTCTCGTCCCTATCCATGATCCCTAGGAACCGATAGCCGTCCGAACGCTGGCCTCCTACGATCAAATCGGCCCCGGACAAATCGGCCCTGGACAAATTGGCCCTGGACAAATTGGCCCCGTACAAATCGGCCCCGGACAAATCGGCCCTGGACAAATTGGCCCTGGACAAATTGGCCCCGTACAAATCGGCCCCGGACAAATCGGCCCTGGACAAATAGGCCCCGGACAA